AACGCAGAGCCGGCAAGAGGGAGATAAAAAAGCATTTGATCGAACTCGGGTTCATACTCCTTCATCACATCCATGAGTTGATAGTTCATGAATTCTTTAACTCTGTTTGATTGATCTTCTCTAGCTCTATCTGCTAGTCCAACTATTCTAGTATGTACTGGACCATTAGCCGGTAATAATTCTTTGTAAGCTTGTGCTTGAAATTGTGTTACTGCTTCTGCAAGAACAGGATGCGTTGCACCACTTGCTCCTTGAAAAGGTTGAGTTGGGTTTTCATATTTAAATCCTAAAAGATCTAAACCTTTTGTGTAACTATCTTCCCAATCTTTTCTTGAAGATTTATATTGATTATAATTTTCTGCAAGTTCAGAACCTAATTTACCTAAAACATCTTCTGGTAAAAGTTCTGCTAAATTATCAAAATGAGATTCGCCTCCACCTGCATTAACTGCTTCTGGATCGAAATTAATTGTTGCTCCACCATCTTCGTCTTGAGTTATTTGAATGTCATCTGGTCCAACTTGTTCTTTAATATTTTCTTGTTGGGCTTCAACAATTTCGTCTTCTCCAGGTATTTTAATTTCAGTCTCTACGTTTGGTAGGGCTTTGTCTATATCTGCCATTTATATTCTCCGAGTTCCTTATGTTTGTAGCTTGTTTTGTTTGAACATTCAACCCTTGTGAGTCAGGTCCTTTTAAAGGTGGGATTTCCTTCCATTTGACGTGTTGCATATTTACAACAAGAGTTTTATTCTTCACGGAACATACCTCTTTTGTTTCTGTAGTCATCAAACATTTCAAATCCACTAATACCAGCAGATAACGCAAGACCTGGTAAACCAAATCTTCTAGATACAGTTTTCAACACACTTGGACTAATTCCAAGTCTCATAGTTTTTGCAATTGTAGGACTTAATCCTTTGGTAGCAAATTCAGTTGCAGGACCTGCAAATGCAGCTCCTAAATAGTTTGCTGGGTTAGTTGCAATCTCAGCTAATGAATCACCTTGTTGTACTTGACCTGCAATAAATAAAGGTTCAGTTGCAAGTAATGCAGCCGGTGTACCTAAAGCACTTAAACCTCTTCCTAAAGTTTTTAATGCAGTCTTTGTAATTCCAGATTTTTTTGCACCTAACGCTCCACTTCTTGCAGCCTCAATAGTTGATGGTGCGACTGCTGCAGTTCCTGCTACAGCACCAGCTCCAAGAACTGGTAATTGGTAATCTAATACTGCTGGACTTTGTTGTGGTGTATCATCTAACTGTCCTGTCACCATGTCGATCAACATGTTCTTTTGTTGCTCTTCGTTTGACAAATAAGTTGTTGGATCATCGTTCATAAATTTTTTAACAGCACCAGTTGCTGCTGCACCGACTGCAGCTAGTGCACCAAACTTACCAGCCCCTCTTGTCAAAGGACTTTGTAAAAATTTTGTTGCTGCATTTTTAACTGTTGCAAGTGGTCCGCTTTGTACATCTAGGTTCTGTAATTTTTGAGCAGATCCTACAGGATCTTTTTCCAAAGCTAGAGCACAGGTCGTAGATATACCGCCCGTTTGATAATTTAAAATAGTTCGACAAGATTGTGGAGATTTTTTTACAGCTCTAACTAATTTATTAAACAGATCAAATTCAGGTCCTTTAGAAATAAAATCAGATGCAACAGATCCTTTAGGCATTCCTTTTAATCTTTCGTCTCCAAAGCTTTCAAAAAATTTATTACTTTGTTTTAAAGATTTATCTATATCAAATAAAAGATCTGAATCTTTTACTTTACTAATTAATGGGGCGTCTTCTGTCATTTTAACTTTATCTGTAAATTTAAAATTTACACCTTCTAAAAAATTACCTGATCTTTTATTAAAATCTTTTGTAAGATTTTCTATTTTTAATTTTACATTTGGTTTTTCTGTTTTTGATGCAGTATTATATTCTGAGATTAATTCCATTAAAGGCTGGTCATACGCAAAATACTTAGCTTGATTAAATCTTCCAGGAACATAACGTCCTCTTGCAATGTAATCTTTTGGTAATTTTAAATCTCCTGTTTCACCTAAAGCTCTTGCAATTCTATGTTCAAATTGTAGGTTGCCTGTGTCGGATACTTTGTATTTAAATAAATTAGGATACTTATTACTTAATGATTTTAAAATACCAGATCTGTTTCCTAGTATTTGATTTAACTCTTTTGTGTAAAACGCTTTATCTGCAGAAGATATTTTAGGATTTTTTGTAAGTTCTTTTAAATATTCAGCAAGATTAAATATTTTTCCAAAATCTTTTAACTTTCTACCAAAGTCAAACTGCAGTCCTTTAAAAAAAGAACCAGGAATACTTCTTTCTGCATCAGCAGATCTAGTAACAGAAAAGTCTTTAACAAACTTTCTCATAGTATCAATTTCTTTTTTAGTAAATTCAGAATCTGGATTAGTATAAAAAGAAGTCAACAGCCCCGCTGTTTTTTCATAATTAGGGTTGTTTGCAAAAAATTTTGTTCCTATGATTTGTTTTAACGCAATTCTATTTTCAGCTATTTTTCTTTTACCGTAAGGTGTTCCATAGAGTTCATACTCTCTAGGTATTGTAAATACTTTTTCTGATTTATTGAAAAAAGCATTTCTTGGATCAACTTTTGGTGCAACCGTATATTTTGGATCTTTAAATTTTTTAAATAATTCATTTTCTACTTGTTTAACTGTTTTGTATTTTTTATTTTTAGTTAGGGTATCTATTTCATCAATTAATTCATCGGAGTATTCTATTTTTTTTTCAGTATAAATTTTATTATTTATAATTGATCCAGACCCTTGACTAGGACTAGTTCTTTTAGCAACTTCGCTAGGAGTTATCTTTAAAGATTCTTGACCTGCTTTCATTCGTTGTATTAATTTTTTAACACTTACGATAGATCCAGCATCTTGTTTATTTTCAGGAAGAATTAAATCTTTATGATTTCTAAAAATAGATTCAGCACTCAGTCCTGAAAGATATAATTTTTTTACTTCCGATAATATATATGGAATTTTTTCGGACATTAGACCTCCAGGATCTTAGCTAGTCCGCCTTTTGCAAAGTTTTGAGTGTTGTCAATAAACGTTGCAGTCAATCTATCGAACCTTGGATCACCTGGACGTAAGCCATTTGCATCTACGACATTGTTTAAAACTCTTTGCGTGAAGATTGCAATCTCCTCTGAACTTGCTCCTGATGGTAATGCTTCTGCAATCCTTGGACCAAAATATTTATTAACTAATGCTATAGGGTCTCCAGCAATTCCACCGCCACCTTCTGTAATATATTTAACATCAACTTCAGAAACTATGTCTGCGAATGTAGTATCATTAGGATTTTCTTTTTTTAATGCTTCTACTAAAAATTCTCTGGCACTTGCGCGTTTAACGGGTACATCACCTTTGTTACTCATTACTGTTCTGTATTGTGCAGCGAGTTCAGGGTCTTGTTTTGCTAAAGATCTAATTGTTCTTTCAAATCCTGCAAAGCCTTGTTCAAGTGGAATATCCTCTATGACACCTGAGCCTGAAGGTGGTAGATCATCTTGCAATGCTCTAATATCCTCTTGCATGACTTCTTTCATTGCAGGGTTACCTGTTTTTTGACCTGCTTCAAATCTTTTTATTTTTTCTGTTTCTCTTAACGAACCTAAACCTTCTTGATCCAGGTTCCTGGTCCCTGTTGCCAGGTCCGTGATGTTTGCGACTTGTTTCGGACTGAATACTTCATCAACCTTTTGCATGTTCTCTAATAACTTATTGGCCTGAACATCGTTAAGCTTGCCAGCTGTTAGATAGCCGATAGAACTTTCTAGTTCTTCTAAGATTTTATTTTTACCTAAAAAACCGATTGCTTCGGTATTGATGTCAGCGTCGATGAACCCTTCAGGATTTTTACCCTTTCCTAAAAAAGTAATGTTGGATCGGGAACCGAGGACATTGTTCATATTCCCACCTAACTTATTAAATAATGCTAATATTGCTTCTCCAGCTTTTGGTAATATTTGTTTAACCATAATACTTTACTTCTCCTCGTACAATAGGTTCATCTTGATAATCTTCAGGATGTCGAACCAAACCACCCTGTCTAATTCTCATGATGGCTTGTGTCGTACTATCGACATAGTCATCATATTCTCCAAATGGGAAAGAAGCACATTCTTCAATAACTTCCTGTGCAAAATGTTCATGCATAGGGGCCCAAATTTTACCACTCTCGAAG